CACCGTAGGCTTCTTTGATTCTATTCCAATTGATTGCAGCCATAGCATGTCCTATTCCACATTTGCCCGTCCTTTTATAGACATCGGTATGCTTAGTTAGATTATTAACGCGCTTGGGTGTGCCCTTTTCCCAACCAGGCCGGTCCTTGAATTCCTCACGGAACTGCTTAACACGGGTCATGACTTCGGCTTCTGTTTTCCCCTCCAAAGTCATTGTTAGAATTTCTTCCAAAAACCTCTGCATAAATTCAGGAGTATCTGCTCGCTTCATATCAAGACCCATAGCTTTGAGCTCGCCAGTAGAACCATTGACATCCTTGCGTTTGCCTTCTTTGTCAACAATGAGTACAGCATAGCGTTTTTTGGTTATGTATATGCCTTTGCTGGCAACTAATTCTCGACCGGCCTTGATAATTTCGCCTTGTATTGCCGGGGCATTAAAAGCCTGGTTCATAAACGCCGGAAATGTTAAGTTTACCTGTTCACTGATAGCATCATACAACTCAATAGCTTTTTCTTTGGACCAGACAACTTCACCCTTTTCAATTTGATCTTTAAACAGCGGATAAGCACTAAAATAAACTGAGTCAGTATCACCGTAGATGATAGCATCCCCCATGTGATGCTTGACCCCAGTCAAACAATCATTGACTGCACTTGCCATATGTCTAGCAACCAACCTACCGCTTAGAGTGGTGCTTTGTCCCAGCCGCTGGTCAAAGAATCTACTGCCAGCGTTAAGCAAAGCGCCGTAAGCTGAGTTCAAGTTAATCTTTTTAACCAGCTGTCGCTTGTCCCAAAACTCAAACATGCCAGTGCCATATGCTTCATTGGCATTCTTTTGTAGCTCTTTCCTCTCGGCATACCACCTTTCCAACAGACCGGGGATAACTCCTTTGTTGTCATATCTAAAAATGGTGCCATTGCCGCTAATCATCAACGGCTTGCCACCGTGAAATATCAGATCATAAACTTCGGCACTGCTCATTTCTGCGCTAGAACCATCCGACCAATCTATAATCTCTGTAGTACCAATTTCACGATTCATTACAGACTCGTACTCAAGGCAGGCAAACTTACCTTCCCAGAATTCTGCAATGCCCTTGCCAGCTTCTTTGAATTCTTGGATACCCTCCAATGTGCGAGTTTGGCGCACCTGTCCTACAATGGTTTCAGGACTCATATTCAAGGCACGAATCAGCGAAGGATACAGACTGTTGATATCCATGCTGCCAATCCACTCATGCATGCCCTGCTTGGGAACAGCCACATAGGCACCGGCGGCTGCATTGTCATCGCTGTCACCTTTGCGTGGCCTGTCAGGCACAACCATGTTGAGCCTATGAGCTTCGTTGATGACTGCTTGATCAGTCACAGCCACAGCACCCAGAGTAGCTCTAATGCCCACGGTATTGGCATGACTAATCAGATTTGAAAGTTCAATGAATTTTAACTTGTCGTCTAATTTTTTCAGCAGCATAACGTCCTGCCGGTTATAGGCAATGAATTTTTCAAAGTCATTGTTGTATAACTGATCTAAAGTGCCTTCATAGGGTATTTTCTTTTGACCAATTTCATACTCACCAATGGCATCTAGTCTATATGTGTGCATTTCATGATAGTTGTATTTGCGATACAGTTCAAGATAGTCAAGATGCACACGACCAATAGTATCGTAGGTTTCCAGTTCCTTACCGTATTTTTCAAAATACCGCTTTGTGGGATACTGGTCCCATAGGCACATTTTACGAGTTAGTTCTTTGCCTAACACACGAATGATGCGATTGATGAGATATGGAATATCAAATCCTTCGCTGTTCCAACCGCTGTAGACATCTGCATCTTCAATGAGGTCGAGCCACATTTCCAACATCTGCTTTTCGTCATCGCAGAGTATAGTATCTTCAAACTTGTTAATAATGTCAGCAGCCTGTTCAGCAGGCATTTCATTCGGTTTTAGAACCAAAGTAACATTTCTATCTAACCAGCCTAGATAGGTGGTAATGGCAGTAATATTGTTGAAAGGATCACTGGGATCGGCAAAGCCCTTGACCTTGTCGTAGGCAACTTCAATGTCAAAAAAAGCCACATGCAGACTGGGTGCTTCTTGTCCGTTATAATGTTCTTCAAGACAGCGATTGAGTGGACGATAATCGCTCTCGCACAATTTTTTATTGCTGTGAATTCTGCGCTCTTTGTCAAAGGCAGTAGCATTACTGACCATTACCCTAGTGACACGGTTACCAGAAATGTCAGTGAATTTGCCTTTGTTATCCGGATAGTACAGCACATAGCGAGCAGGATATTCTTTGAGAACCCGCTGACCGCCTATCCTTTCAACCACATGTATAATTTCGGACTTTTTATCGTGCGATGCGTCAACAAACATTTAATATGTAGTTCCTGTTAGTAGAAGTGCTTGGCCAAGGCTTCGCTGATCTGAGCATCATCAAGTTGAATATTCAATTCTTTTAGAGTGTTTTTAAACACCATTTTTAGATCTTCAAAGGTATAAATTGAATTGTGCAGATCCAAGAAGCCAGCACATTGAGCAGCGGCATAGGCTTCGGGACCCCAGCCAAAAATCTCATAAAGCATACCTCGATAACTACGCCTATGTTCTAGCTCACCCTGATGCAGGCGTTCTACAATGGCACAAAATGCCATGAGCTGTTCTTCGGGATTCAGGCTGTTCCAGTAACTGTTGCAAGAATCTTGATACTCTTTCGTGGCCTTGTTAAAGTTCTTACCTATTTCAGCCAGGGCGTCAAACATTTTTTGTCGTTTGATTTCGTCGTTCATTGATTGTCTTTATTCATGAATAATGCTGTATATCTTACTGGCCAAAACTTTTTCTTTGCTCATGGCTTCAATCTCCCATGGTCGCTGATAATATTTTAGTTTACGCGGTTTTTTACCTAACCATATGGCTTTATTTTTTTTAAATCTAAGCTGGCCTCGAGCATACTGCTTGACATGAGTCATTTCATGTGCCAAGGTTTCAAGCAAAGCACCGCCTTTTAAATTAGCATCCAAAAGTATGAGGAGATATCTAGAGCCAATTTCACTAATACAACCTTTCATGCCCTTTCGTTTGGCTAGACCTCGTTTAAACTGTATTTCTACATTGTATTTGCTTTTTTTCAAGCCCAATTCCAGTTGATAAAATCTTGTACTAACTGCAATCAATGCTCGTTTTTCCGGATTAGTTGCGTGAATTATTATTTGCATACATAATTATATAGTAAGTGTATAGAAAAGTCAAGAACACACCAATCTAAACAACATGGCTTCTTCGCGGTCGGTGAAAGTTATTTCCAGTGTAGCCCAAGGATTGGCACTGACCTCGGCCTCATCTGCCGTAGTCAGTGTGGCCAATTCTTTACAAAGAGCGTCCACCGGATCCACCCCTTCACTAAAAGTGGTCACTTGGTAGGTCGCGCCAGGAAAATTTAGATTCAACCAACTCTTTAACGGATCAAACCCAGGATAAGGCGGATGGCTTTTTCTTCGGGGCACATAATAAGGAAAGCAATAGTAGATCCATAATCCTTCTAGATGTTTTGATTTGATAATATCAATGCCAAATTCACGGCCGTTGGCATCAATCATTTCACTTGAAGTATACTGCGACACGATTGCCCCATTTTAAACTAAACAATAAGAGGAATTCTGCCAGTTCATTGGCAGACTCAAATGTCCACCTGAGACCATGGCTCCAATTGATAGTAGTATCATCACAATTCCAATTACAATTATTGGTCCAATGCAACATATCTGTCATTGGTGGCTCATCATCAATAATGTCGTCGGGCCAATTGGCGTTAGCTATAAAATTGTCATCTAGATCATCTTCTTTACAAGCCTGATTAATAATAGTATAACCAAATTCTGCAGTCAACTCATTTCTAATAACTGTCAGGGGCATTAGTTCACCTCATATACCATATGTCAACTTGTACAAGGCCACTTCGTTTGCGCTGGCAAACATGATTCGTTTTCGCAGATAGCTCGGGTCTGTGCCAAACCAAGACTGTTGGCCTGAGGACTCGTCGAGCCAACACCAGTGTGGATTTTGACAACGATCTATGTTTTCAGGATTTTTGTATCTCGACCTCGACTCTATCTCAAACCTAATCCAGTCGTGCAGACCCTTGCTGGGGCCCCATGTTTCCCAACACCAGGCTCTGATGTTGTGAAAATTGAAATTAAAATTGAGAAACTTGTCCTCGGGGTTTGAGATTTTTAGAAAGTAGTCAAAATAAAGATGCCCAGTGTACCGCTTGTCCATTTTTACAATCGTGGGCATAAAAGACTCTTTTTATTGCCAATAACACTGGCTGTATGCACTGGACCAAATACTGTTATAGTCGATGTCTTCAACCCGTATCCATCCCAATTGTTGGTCCAACGCTCCTTTTTGCCATGCGTCCAACACGGCCATGACGCCGTTGCCGGTGGTGCGTTGTATGGCAGTGGCACCAGGCACACTTTCGATGCGCTTGCTGTATTGCTGGATGTGCAGATGTTCGCCTATGTAGCCCGTTACATTGATCAAGATGTACACAGAGTCATGATCAGTCTGTGGCACGGACCGATTGAAAATGTCAACAAAGTGCCGGAAATTTTTAGCCAATCCTAGATCATCTTTCAAGAATTTCATCATGGACCAGTGTCCAGGATAGCGCAGTGTTTTATAATCAACCGATTGCGCTCGGCCTTCCCAGGTATCCGCCAAGCTGCCCAGTCCACCACTGGTGGTCGCGGCCTCCAGCAGTTGCCCCTCCAGATTTACTTGCTCCAGTTCTTCCAATGAATCAAGCAGTACCCGTTGATGCTTGCGTATAGCAGGACAAGGATGGATGTATTCGTTGATTAAACCTTCAGTATTCCAAGTCCGGTAGTAGCCCATATGATTGTTGGCGCTCTTGGGCAAAGCACCCACACGGATCTGAATTTGCTCTACATGGTTAAAACCATTGGCAATGTTGTTGGCAATTACACTGACCATGCCTGGAGCAAGTCCACACTGGGTCACGAATCTTGCATTATTGAGAGTCTTTACAAAGTTCGTGACATCAACGCTTTCAGTGAGATCAAAATAATCAACACTATGCTCGTTGCAGATTTCGGCGATCTGCTTGTTCAGAAAGAACGGAGTTGATGCCAACACACCATTAGCCTGTTTGATAATGTCCGTGAGCACTTTGCGCTGGCTAAAATCATGCCCGTTGGTTAGGTCATATCCGGCCACAGAGAAAGCAGGATCTTGTCCTAAAATATTCTGGACATAGGACCCAATATGACCCAATCCAAGCACAGCCAGTTTTTTCATTCCATTGTTGCTTAATTTTTGTTTTTGGTTACAACTAGGATTTCTTCAACAGCTTCAAGGTCGCTTTGGTCCTTGTCAAAGTCGCCTTTGAAGGCTTTGGTTATGGCTTTATTAAGCACAGCAGCCTTGATGTCCATTTCTTCAGCAATGGCGGCTACGGTTTCTTTAAGTCCAACATTAAGGTCATCAACCTCACGCTTGACTTGGACCCCTTCTTGGATCACTTTAGTTAATTTGGCAACTTGTTCAGGTGTAAAACTCATTTGAATCTCCTATGGACGATGAGAAATAAAACTACCTAATAAGTATAACAGCATTATATAACCAAGTCAAGTTGAATTTCGTTCAATATCGGTTTCTTCGCATTTGGCACCAAATTGTATTTCAATTAACTTACAAGGACCACTATAAGGATTTGTTAATTGGTGCCATTCTCCAACATGTATTTCCATAGTATCGTGTAGGTTCAAGGTCCTGGTAGGAACTGAATATCCGCTGGGCAATGTAGTATAAACATCGCACCTGCCTTCAACCACAAACCAATATTCTCTTCGATGTTGATGTCTTTGGAGGCTGAGTTTTTTATTTGGCTCAATCAACATCTCTTTAACTTTGGTGGCCGATCCTACAGTTGGGTGGTCGTAGAGTACTCGATATTCGCCCCAGGGCCGAGATGTTTTTGGTTGTTTCCAATCTCGTAAAATCCAACTACTGCTGTTCTTTTTATTGGTACCACCAACTCCAAATACAAACTCCACATCGTTAATTCGCATTTCGGGGATGTTCTCGGCATTTCGATCGCCGCCATTGGCAAATATGATATGGTCATTGGGATAGTGCGCTCGCACCTGTTCAATAAAATGACAAGCACTGCCGTCCGAGTCATCAAATGTATAGACTTCGTCAACCATAGCAAGGTTGTTGATCACACACAATCTTTCATTCCATGGCATGAATGCGTGACCTTTTTTACGCTCCAGCCACTCATCGCTGTTGAGTCCTACAATTAGTTTATCGCCTAAAGCACGAGCTGCTTTAAAATAGGCAATATGTCCGCTGTGGCACGGACTAAATCCCCCGGAGCATA